CAAATTTAAGAGGAAACTTCTCCGCATCAGAAAGAGAAGTGTCAAGCATAAACTGTAACATAAAGTTGCTACGACCCATAGCAGATTCACGTTCCAGCAAATCGTCCTCCTTAAATCTTGTATCCGTTGGATTCCAAGTGAGATCTGTTTCATTTTCTAAGTCCTGTTCTAGTTGTGGTGCGAGTAAACCATCATACATAGCCACCTTTCGAGGGTATCTAGCTGGCCATACAAAAGGTTTATAAGCTCGTTCTCTGAGTTTATTATAGACGGTAAAAGTAGTTTGAGGAGTTCCAAGGAACATGATACGAGAATCAGGCTTAGGAGTAAGAATAGACTCACACTCAGTAACCAGTTGAAGTAGTTTTTCACGTTGTAACTCAGTCATACTGTTATTTGGCACCTCTACGTCGTCTAAAACCATCAAATCAGCACGAGATCCAGTTAACTGCCCCGTAATACCGACTGATTTAACGCTAGGTGCTTGGTGAGGTGCAGCGGTACCTACATCAAAAGACACTCTAGACCATCTCTGGTCATCATTCTTTGGTCTTAGATGGGACATCCAAGGCACCTCAAGGATTAATCTTTGACAGAAGATCGAAAATGAGTCAGCTCTATCCTTAGAAGCCGAAACAACCATGATCTTCTTATTTGCATCGTTATATAACGTCCAAAGAACAAAAGCCGCAGTAATCCAAGATTTACCAACACCTCGAAAAGCTTGAATTTGGAGTCTCTTTGGTCCATGTTGTAAGTATTCTGCTATACAAAGCTGTGCCCTGGTAGGAGGTGGTAACGCTAAATGCGTCCAGATGGCAGTTAGGAATAGACGGAAGTCTTTCTTTAATTGCTCCTCTAAGGGTGCTTGTTTTTTCTTTCTAGGCATATGTATATAAAGGGTACTTAAGCCCCCTTACAGGGGCTTATAGGTACCTTACAGGGTTATTGTATCCAGTTAAGGATCAGCGATTCTCTAATTTGGTTAGGTGGGAAGTTATCTCTAAACCAAGTCAACCAGTTTTGACTTCCTTTACTTTGATTACACGATACACAAGCGGGAACACAGTTCCTAGTATGGGAACAACCTCCCATACATCTGGGATGTACATGATCAATGGTAAGATCATTCTCGTCATGGGATTTTCCACAATAAATACATTCATAATTGTTTGCCTCTTTGATAGCTTTTCTCCAGAGTCGGTTTGCCTCAGATGAAGTCATAGCTAATAAATTGTATGTGTAATGGTTAGCGTCTGGAAGTACTGGTGTCATTTCCTACCACGGTTTCTTGCTCGGTTTGTAGATGGATTCTCTCTAACTAACTTTCCAGATTTAGTATGAGAGAAATCTTTACCGCCTTTACCATAGACACCAGCTTTACGCCTGGCTCTATTTAGTTCAGCACGGTACTTTTTATTGATCTTGAGCTTATTCCTTTTCCTTTGTGCTGAGTTTTTCTTTATCCTAGACAAAGGGTTCTTGCGGTAGTTACGGGCACTCTTTTTGAGTTTAGAAAGCGGGAGTTTCTTAGGGGCCATTAGACAGCCAATCAGCTGCTGCTTTAAGGTCTGCAGTAGTGGCTTCACCAGCTTTTATTCTTTCTAGAAACTCCTTAGTAATTAAATTATGCAGCTCATTGAACTGAGCTTCAGTTGCTCTAGCTTTAGTCATTATTCAGGTAATAAATTCTTCTTTACCAGTGCCACAGCTTGATCATCAAGTGTGTTATCTGTGGATTTTGCCAAGCCTTCTAACAGGTCAACAACAAGTTGCTTAACTGCTTTGGACTTTAAAAAGGCGAAAAGGATAGGCTTTAAAATTAGGATCATTATTCTTTAGTAGTTTTAGTGGATTTCTTAGTTGCTTTTTTAGCTTTAGCTGCTGCTTCTTTTTCAGCTAATAGTTCTCTTGCACTTTTGTTAGCGTATGTCATAGTTAAAATGGTTTATACCAAGGTTTAGTTTTTTCTTCTTTAGGGGCTATAGATTTTAAATAAGCAGTGATAGGAATTACATCACTACACATGTTTGCTACACGACTACCAGGCTTTAACATAAAACCTTTTTGCTGTAGTTCTGCACATTTCAATGTTCTGACTAATTCGTAGTCAAGACGCATCTTCTCTTCTTGCCTTGCAGCAATGGAGAGACAACGCTTTAAGCCTCTACGGTCTAAAGGAACCATAAAGTTAATCTGTGCCCCCCAGTTTTCGGCAACGGTATAGTTCTTTTGTTCCATACCTAATTCATCATCTATATCCCAAGGAGTCGTATGATTTCCCATATAGAATGGTGAGAAAGTCATTGTACTTCCATTGCACGAAATGTTAGGTCCATAGTGCTGCCTGGATGGTGCTCCATTATTTTGAAATTGCACCGCCTGATTGGTCACATTCCCAGTCGCAGCAGCTACTGGATTACTTACGTTATTGTTCTCCTCCTCTGCACGTACTGGTGCTACTGAGAGAAGACTGATAAGGAGACCGTAGTAGACGAGGTATCTATTTCTCTGTCTATTACTTCTACGGATAGCACCTGACTTGCTGCTCTTGATACCACTTCTAGTGAGAAGGGATCTCCAGCTGTGTGTAAGGTGAATACCGAATCTGAATCGACTATACCTCCTGATGAGGCTGATGTATGGGTTATATTTTCCCCACTCCATTTGTTTAATGCGGACCCATAGGTTGTCGTAGTTATTTCCTCTACAATCTCTTGAGTCGTTGTTGTTGTTGAGTTCATTGATCCCTGTGTAAAATTGGGAGTCACTAACTCTGCTCTCGCTACCGTGGGTGCTGCCAGTAATAAGAGTACTAGCCATTTCTTCATTGTTTTGGTTTTTCTTTTTTGTTACCGTTACCGTTACCAGTAGTCAACCCGAAAGTTGCAAGTGCTCCAGTAAAAATCGAAGCAGGGAACGTGATATCACCACCTGGACTTTTCTTAATCATAGGTATTTCTACGTAATTTAACGTAATGATAAATCCGCTCCAAACTACAACTCCAAGACGGACAAATGTACCTAAAATTTGTATTTGATGTTCTTGATCTTCTGCAGCATCTTTTAATTTACCGAAGAGTCCTTTTTCTTCTTTCGCTTTTGCTTCCATTTATCTACTTTACCTTGTAGGAATTTTTGTACTTTTTTTTTAATTGGTTCAAATAAAGATGATGTTATAGATGTAGTAGCCACAGCTACCACAGCAGTAGTAACAGCAGTTACAACTACTGCAGGTTCTGGTATTGGCATCTGAATATCTATAACAGGTATTTTCAAACTAGGTGCTGCTGGTACTTCTTCTGTAGTCTCTTCTTCTACTCCTTCAGGAGCTTCTAAATCAGTAGGTGGTACTATTATAGGTTTATAAGATGGAATCTGAGCATTAGGTGGTTTAAATTCAATTTGTAGTGGACCTAAAGGTATAGGTTTAGGAAGATTAACATTTGGTAGTTTAATCTGCTGCATCTGCAGTGTTACCTTCTGCTACCCACGCTAAGTATTCTTGGTAGTCTGTGTTGCCTGAATAAAAAGGAATCCACGTTTTTTCTGCTCCTTCTGTTTTAATAACAATTTGAGTTAGTCCAGTATCACTATCTTTTTGTAATTTGTAGTTAATAGTCATAATTTAAAGCTCCGCCGAAAATGCAACATAGGCACTGGTATCATTATCAGCACGATATTCACCACTAACCCCTGCTGTTAATCCAGAAACATTTGAACTTCTAAGATAAGCTGTACTGGTAGTTGCTCTTTCCATTGTAGGTGTGAATCCAGAACCTGATCCAGTTCCAGGAGAAAAACTAAAGTTTCCTCCTGTTGTAAAGGATGGAACACCTCTCATCGTGACGGGATATGGAACAAGAGTATCAACTCTTGTAGTGCCTGCCGACCAACCCTGACCTAAAACACCATAAGCATGTTCAGTTACCCATTTCCAGTAGTACCTCTGACACCTAATTAATTCATCACCATACGATCTATGTTCAAAGTCAGTGGCATATGATCCTACTTCTAACTGAACGCCTGTTAAGTCAAATGTTGATGCTCCAGCAGTTAACCATGTAGATGTATTACCCATCGAGCCATAGCCATTTCCACTTGCAGCAGCCCACGTAGCATCTGTTCCTCCGCTATAAGTAGTTCCTAAGTAAGGAAATATTTTAATTAGTAGCCCTGCTCCATTATCATCGTTTATTGTTAAATTACTATTTCCAGGTACCGAAAAACTTACTTTTGTCCAAGTGTTTGCAGTTAAATCAAATGATTTTGGATAGAGATATGTAGTTCCATCATTAGTTTCGAAAACACATCCATAGGTTTGAGTTGAACTAGCCCTTGCCCAGAAACTTATAGTAATATAACTTGAACTTGATGTATAATCCCAACCGCTATTTGCTATGTCTTGTGCTTCAGCAGTATACCAAAACTGTAACCAATTACCAGCACCAGCAGTTCCAGCACTTGCTAAAGCTAGCCTATTACTTTTTCTAAATCCGTAACTATATGGTGTATCACTACTTGTTAAAGCTTGTTGTGAATTAGTTATTGTAACACCTAAACCGTTACTACTATGCTTCCATCTATCAATAGCAAAAGCTAAATTAGTAGTAGTAGAAGTACCTCTCTGAGCAATATTCATCGCTCCATTAACTATTAAATTTCTAAAGCTTTTAGGATTTGAAATATCTACTGCAACAGCTTGTCCACTAGTTGCAGCGTTAATTGTATTTACTTTTAATGTACTCATGGTTTCGGATTATCTGCTTTAACTTTTGCTATATGATCTTTCCATGTAGTTGTACCGTTTACAGCATCCCAGTATTGCATATCTAACTGGTCACCTATAGAAGCGAAAGCTTTTTCACGGTCTGATTTATATTTAACTGCTGCTGCAGCTGTATTAAGCTCTGTACGAGCTGTGTCTATATTCGATTGTACGAGGGTAATTGAATTACCATCTTTGTCAAAAGCACCTCTACTGTCGTCAATAGTGACAGCATTAGGATATGCTTTTCTAATTGCTTCGTGATCTAATCTCATCCTGCTACCTCCATTAATGTTAGATGACTAATACATGTATAGTTATCAGTTCCAGCCCAATTATTAATCTCAATAGCATCACCAGCATCAACACGGTATTGAATCTTATATGTTGTTGAACTTGTAGTTGAAGGAGAATCTAAATAAGACATGGAAACCCATTGCATCCTGCCAGTCCCTGAGTAGTTAACTGTTGTACCGTATTGAGAAACTGAAGTATCAGTTGGTAATGCACCTGTAAGAGCAGTACTACCTCTAACAATCTGAGTAAAAAAGGAGGGGATACTACCACTACCATTATGACTCGACATTATAGAATATTGAACTAATACTTTACTGCTAGCACTGGTAGGAGTTATTGCCTGAGACAAGCCTGTTAGATCTACAAAGCTAGTTGATGATGAGCTTGAGGTGTCTCTTTTTAATGCTTGAACTACTTGAAGTATCTTACCAAAACTTTGTGAAGTACTAGGTAATGTAAAAGTGATATCTGAACCACTTGTCGAGTTTGGAGGTGCTAAAGAAACTGAACCTCCCCCACTTGCGGGTATTAATTTTATTGTACTCATCCTGCTATCTCCATTACTGTTATTGATGAAGTAAACCTTACATCTTCATCATTACTACTTGTATGATCACGACTACTTCTATTGATATAAGAAGTGGTGGTACCATTACTACACCATACAAACTTATAAGTTGTTGCACTTGTTGTCGATGGAGAGTCTAAAAATTGACCCGAAACTACATCAGACTTCCAAGGAGCACCAGAATATGCACCACCTTGAGCTTGGGTAGCTCTTACTCTTGTACTAGAGGCATCCCCTAACAGTATGTCGGTTGAACCTCTTTGTAATTTTAAAATGGTTACATTTTCAGAAGCAGAACCGATGTTGATATTCCACAAAACTAAAATTTTATTTGATGAAGAAGTTGGTTGTATTGCTACTGATAAACCAGTATCTACAAAAGCCGTTTCTGCTGGTGAATTTGTTGAAGTTGTATCAGTTTTTACTGATTGAACTACTTGAAGAATCGCTCCTGTCGGTTGAACTGCACTTGTCGGGGTTATGGTCCCGTTACCGTTTATTGTTACTGCCATAATTAAATTACCGTCCAGTTTTCACCAGCACCAATAGTCACAGTGACGCCAGAATTGATAGTTACAGGACCAAAGGTACCTGCGTTTGTATTGTTAGTTATCGTGTAATCAGTTGTCACTGTTTGTCCGTTTTCCCAGAAAATAGTATCATTACCACCACCTACAGCTCCTCCACTTGCTGATTGTTCAGCCCATGTTAAACCACCTGTATTACCAGATTGAGCTGTTAAAACATAACCATTAGTTGGTGAGTTAGATACTTGTAGCCTAGCTTCATCAACAGAAGCATCAGCTATTTTAGATTGTGTAACTGCATCATCAGCTATGTGAGCTGCGTCAATAGATCCATCAACATAGTGTTCTGAGTTTATTGAATCGTCAGCTATGTTATCTCCATCAACTGCGTCTCCTGCTAATTTAGCATGTGCTATTGATCCTGCTGCTAGTCTTCCTACTATATCTGAACTAGATACATTAGCCATATCTTCAGCAGCTACAGGGTGTCCGCCTGCAGTGCTTCCATCATGTACAACTAAAGTATCCTTTGTTGTATCTACAGTACATTCTCCTGCGGCACCAGTGAAGCTACTGTGATCTGAGGTTGTACCTCTTCTTAATTTTAATACTTTTGCCATAGTTATACCGATCCAAAGTCTAAGTCAAGATTTGACCCTGCTCCACCATTTAGTAGTGTTGCTGTAAGATCACCTGACGAGGAATTAAATGTTAAATTAGAACCACTTTTTAATGCTAATGATCCTGTCGCAGCTGTAGCAAATAAAGGAAAACAAGATGTATCTGATGATTCATCTGCTATTGTAACTGCAGTTGTAGTTGTATTATTTGAACCTTCATCTATAATATCTCCATTGCAATCAGTAAATACATTATTTAAGACAGTTACATATTCTGAAGCACCGCCTAACCAAATACCCCTTTTAGCAGAGTTAAAATATTCAAAAATATTACCTTGTATTGAAGCGTTTTTACTGCCATAAGCATCTAACATCCACACACCTACATTATAGTGTGCGTTTGCAAAACTACTTAAAGTATTTCCACCAACTCTTTTAAATACATTTCCATGTATATTTACTGCTGTAGTTTCATCTAATTTAATGCATCCTCTAGTTATAACCCCATCACTACTTTGAGGGTTGCTGTAACCATTATAGAATAAATTATTAGAAATTAATACATCAGTTAGTGCAGAACCTTCTATACACCAATTAGCATTTCCACTGTCACCCATATTAAAATGACTATTCACTACTTGTAACCCTGGTTCTGTGTGTTCATCTCCAGCACTATCAGCGTCTATATAGATACCTTGAGTCTGTGCTACGAATCCACAGTTATCAATATAGAAACCTTCAATATATGTTGTCGATCTTATACCACAATTTCCATACAAGAAAGTGCAATTATCTACATAATAATGACATGATTGACCAGTACTAGTTCCTGTGAAATATATACCTGTATTAATTTTTGGTGATGCTTGATCTGCAAAGAAAGAGCAATTACTAATTGTTATTTCATGGAAATCTTCAACTCGTAATCCTATACTAAAGAATTTAGTTGCATCACTCCAAGGCATAAATTGACAACTTTCAATATATGACATGCCAGTATGTCTACCAGCTACATTACAACCGTTAATTAAAATAGCATTACCCCAACTATTAGTAGTTGCAGCATAAGCAAACTTTAATCCTTTTATACTTATTCTTGGAGCACCAGAACTTTCTAAATAATGATTTTGAGAATTACTTAAAGTTATATGTAATAGATTTTTATTAGAAGTCGGAGCAAATTTTAGTATTGCATTACCGTGAGCTTCTATATGTACTTGTTCTAAAAGTGCATCTATAGCTACATCTAATTCATCAGTAATAACATAAACACCTGCTGGAAAGATAACTAATTTACCACCAACAACTCCTGCGTTAAGAGCAGCTTGGATAGCAGTAGTATCATCTGTACTGCCATCTCCTGTAGCTCCATAGTTTTTTACATTAATTACATCAGGACTAATCTGAATTACTTTAGAACTATCATTTTGTGTGTATAAACTACCATCGGTAGTATTAATAGCTAACTCACCGACAGCAACATCTGAGGTACCAGGCTTACTAGTACCTCTTTTGTGCTTTATGGTCGCCGCCATTAGAAGGTGCCTCCATCAATCAATCCGTCTACTTGAGTTGCTGTTAGTAATCCTGAAGATGAATTAAATGTTAGGTTAGAACCACTCTTAGCTCCAAGGTTTCCAGTAGCTGCAGTAGCGAATAATGGGAAACATGTAGTATCAGATGACTCATCAGCTACTGTTATTGCTGTTCCTACAGCTGCTGTAGTTGCATTAGTTACTGTTGTACCAGCAATAACTGAACTTAATGCAGTACCGTTAACTGTTATCGCATCTGCTTCTAGTGTACCATCTATATCAGCATTACCTGAGATATCAAGACTTGCTGCTACTACATCATCGACTGTTATATCTGGTGTTCCAGAAAGACCAGCTGCTGTACCAGAAGTATTCTGATTACCTGCTGAATTGACTCCAGGTAGATCAATATTAGCTGAACCATCAAAAGATACCCCACCAATATTTCGTGCTGTAGTTAAGGTTGCAGCAGATCCTGTAGTATTTTGGTTTAGTGTTGCTACTCTAGCAGCTGCAACTGTACCAGATGTTATAAGATCTCCAGAGTGATTTCCAAGACTAAATGTTGTACCACTTAGACTTAAACCTGTTCCAGCAGAATAGGTTGTATTAGTATCAGATACAGTATTAGTAAAGGTTATCTTATCTCCTGATCTGGATATTGATAAACCTGTACTAGCTTCTAGAACTATATCATCAGTACCTGATCCATCTCCACCTGCAGTTAACCGTATTTTCTCTTCATCTGAGTTATCACCATCTACACAGGAAATTGAATATGTAGTATCTGTACCAGCTATTGATTGCCAAGAGCCATCTCCCCTTAAATAAGTTGAACTAGATGCTGTACCACTAGCATTAAGCATAGCCATATCAACAGCATCTGCTTGAATGGTAGATGTACCTGTAACATTACCTGAACCATCAAATGAACCTGATGTCCAAACAACATCTCCTGTCATACCGACAGTTCTACCAGACGCTAAAGCTGAAGCAGTAGCAGCATTACCTGTACATGAACCAGATGACCCAGAAGTATTCCCTGTTACATTACCTGTTAAATTACCTTCAAATGTATTAGCTACAATAGTCCCTGCTGTACCTGAGAATGTTTCACCACTATTAGACGCATCAGGTATAAAAGTAAATTTACCTGTACTGTCATCAAATCCAAAGAAACCTGTTTTAGCAGCTGAACCATTATGCCACCTAAATTCAATACCTCTATCTTTGTCATCATCACTTCCAGGTGCTGAATCACCACCAATAGTAAATACAGGATCATCAACCGTTGTTGTGGTTGAGTTTACAGTTGTTGTTGTACCGTTAACTGTCAAGTTACCAGTAATAACTACATTATCACTGAATGTTTTATTACCTGCTACTGATTGAGCTGTAGTTCTATCTACAAATGCTCCAGGTCCGCCTACAGCTATAATAGAAGTAGCTACTCCATTACCATCGTCACCGTATCCATAATATAGTTTCTTATCACTAGCATTTTCGTTAAAGGCTAATTCAGAAGATGCTAAAGAACTAGGTGCTCCAGCACTTCCACTAGAAGCTCTCTTTTTAATTCTTATCGTTGATGCCATTGCTTAAAAGTTTCCTCCACTTATAGTTTTAATGTTTTGTGCATTGTCGGCAAAATATTTAGAGGAACTGTTTTTCCAATAGATCACAGAACCGTCTTCTTTGGTGGATTGGTCAAGCCAAGCTAATGAATCAACATAAGCTTTAACTGATTGTTGGGTGGGTGCTGCAGTAGCTGAATTACTAGCCATATTATCTTCATCTATTAAATTAGATCCTTCACCAATTTCAAGGAAAGTAGTACCGTTATGATACTTCATTATATTGTTAGTAGTATCATACCATAAATCACCTTCAGTAGGAGAACTTGGTGCTGAAGCTGCTATCTTATATTCATCAGCATATCTATTAACACTTGTTATATTAGCTGCTACTGTATTTATATTACCTAGATTAACAGAATCAGATGCATCAGTTATGTTCCCCATGTCAGACTGGAAACCTAACTCACCTGCAACAATACCAATATCAGTTAACCATCCTGGTTCATTAGCAGTGATTTGATCAGCTAATGTATCCAGTGAATTAAATGCCATTTTAGCTGTTGTTACTGCACCATCATCTATTTCATATGTCTGTACTAATTGATCTGTCTCTTCTAATGCACGTAATGCTTGCTTATGGTTATTATTCAGATCATCTGACTTAAGTGAGGAACCTGCAGAAAATACTGCTTTCCCTGATACATCAGTACCAGATTCATTTAATAATTTAGTCTCTCTATAGATACGAACAGTTTTACCATTAGGTACGTTACCTGAAGTCCAGGTAACTGTACCACCATTTTGAGTATAACTGGTTATATTATAATGAGTAGCAGCTGTCTTTAATGCACCGTCTACTCTTACTTTTATTTCATCAGAAGAGAAGGTAGGTATAGAGAAATTTTCTGAAGCACCTCCACTTGCTGTATATTGTTTAAAAGTTGCCATTGGTTATTTATAAATTGATAATAGATCCTCAGTTTCACTAGTTTTCTTTCTACGTTCTAATGTTTTTAGATCTTGTTCTCTAATTAAATCAATTGCTATATCTTCTTGTCTAACTTTTAACCAAGCTTTTTCTCTTGCATCATCAAACATTCTACCTATAATTATATTATGGTAGTAATCTCCAGGCTCATAATCGCCTCTTTTACCCATTTTAATATCTTTTTGCATGTTTGCAATAGAAGCAAGTATCTTTTTATTCCTAGCTAATTTATTTAATTCATGTTCTAAGTTTTGTTCACCAATAGCTTTTTGAAACATTGATCTGAGTTCATTTGAATCACTTAGATCATATCCATCAGGTGAAAATAATACAGACATTCTTAAATCATAACCACTATTAAATAACAACTGTCTACCAGGACTAGATTCTAAATTAAAATGAACAGGCATTAAAGCATTCCACATTCTAGTCATAGGATCATGATCTTTAATAGGCTTACCATTTAATAAATCATATTTAATAGGAAGCTCTTGACCAGCTATATATTCAGTAATAAGGTTTCTATTTCTCCAAGAATCTAATATACCAGAATTTAATTCTCTAGTATAAGGAGTGAAAATTTTACCTATTTCATTTCTTAAACCTGCTAAAGGTACTTGATTATTACTTAAACCTGAAAGTATTCTAGCAGTTTGTCCAGGTCTACCACCAAGTAAATCGACAAATTGTTGTAATCCAGCTAGATAAGACTTACTAGTTATAGATGTAGCAACTACCAAAGCTACTTTCTGTAATTCTTTTTCTGTCCATTCTTCACCCATTAATTGACTAAGATCGCCTATATTAGCAACAGTAGACATTATTTGATTATAAGGTTCAAATGCATCATATCCTACACAGACTTGACCAACACAGAATTGTCTAGTCTTATAACCAGCATCAATCCAAGCTTGTTTCTTTTGTCTATCCATTGGACCATCACCAGTCATCTTACCGCTTAACCATGCCCAGGATGCCATACTAACAACAGCTGAACCCATAGCAAATCTACCTGTTTGTAATGCCTTAGCATTAGCAAGTTCAGCAGCATTAGTTATACCATACTTAACTAAATCTGGTATATCAGCGTTAGTTGCAAGAGCAACATCATTAAATTCTTTAACTAAAAAGTTAAATCCAGGTGTATGTTTAGCGGTTAATTGTAATCCATTGATACCAGTCCTAGCAAATAAAAAGAATGGTTTAGCCCATGGATTAGCTTGGAATACTTGGTTTAATCCAGAAACAAATCCAGTTAATTCTTGAGTAAGTGTAACTTCTTTTCTAGCAAACTTAGTAGCTGCATCTATAATATTACCATCAGCATCAAATATTTGTCTATAGAAATCTTCTTCAAATACTTTAATAAGATCTGGAGTTATTTCTGTGTAAGCTGTAAGAACACCTTTTGCCTTAGCATCTAGTGCTGATCTTAAAGCTTTCTCTCTCATCTTAGCTCTACCTAAAATATATGCAAAAGTATCATCCATAGCAGCCATTATTCTTGTACCGCTACTAAAGAAACTATTATCATTTACAGCTCTAGCCATATTAGCTATATTAAAAGCTATCCTGTCTCCTACTGTAGATCTACCTGAATCTTCTACCCATCTTCTCATTAATTCCCAGTTTCCATCACCTCTATTAAATTCAGCAAATCTTGATTTAACTGTTGAAAGATCTCCCTTCCAATATGAATTTACTCTGGACTTAAATAATTCAAATGCTTCTGGTAAAGTTTCCATCATAGCATTGAGTGAAGATAATCCAGCTCTTATAGTTGTTGAATCTCCATCAAAAGGATACCTAAGAGTAGCTCCTAGTGTTGTAGCAAAAGGTCTAGTAAAGGTTGCGATTGAAGTACCCATTAAAGCCCTTACAGGTGTTTTAGGACCACTTAGGATACTATTTACCATCATACCTTCTAACTCTTTTATCAGTACACCAGTCTGTTTCTTACCGCCAATTTCTCCTCCTTTGATTACTTTCCTAGCCCATGCATCAAAGTCATCTAAAGTATTGACTTCTTTCATTTGGGAGAAAGCTTCAAAAAGAGCGTTTAATAAACCTTCATCTGGATCTTCTTTAGCTATTTGTAGAATAGACATGATAGAATCTCTAGTATCTGCCATATCTTTTGATAGAGTTTCTTGTAAGAATTTCTTTTTCTTACCAGCTCCTAATTCTCTAAAGTTTTGTGATTTAACAATTCTAGCTCTTTTAGCTTCAGTTAAAGCAGTCAGCATAGTATCCATAATCTGATCTGCAGGTCCATCAATATCCATCAGATCTGCAAAATCAGCTATTTCTCTACCTGCAATACCTAAATCTCTTAATTGCCTTAGCAATGTACCAACTACTAAATCAACTACTACTACATTTTTACTAGTAATAGTTACTATTTCATCTGGTGTCCCTCTGTCATATACATCAGAACTTTCAAAGATTTCCATTAAGTATTCTTCAGCTGACATATCAACTGCATTTCTACCTTGAGTAATACGTTGATGAGCTGCTATAGAATCACCAAAGACATCAACTAATCTTTGTCTACTAGCTTTAACACTTTCTACAATCTTTTGATATTTTTCACTAGATGTATATTTCTTTAATACATCTTCTACCATCTCTTCGCTAATGTCAGCTTCTCTTGCTACTCGCTCTCTTTGGATAGGTGTAGTTACAGAACCTGTTGATCCATCTTCAGCTCCCCATTCATTTCTTATCCTTTTCTGTTGTTCCCAAACTATAAAAGGATCTTCTTCTGATATATGGGCAGCTTGATGTGAATCCGCTATAGGTTTATTTTTACTACCACGGAATCCAAATTCATTACGTCTTAATTCTTGGACTCCTTTTCTATTCGTTTGTATGTCTATACTTTTTTGTCTATTAGATACTTGAGTTTTAACAGCTTTCGTACCTTTACCTAATAGTAAAGTAGCTGAATCAAATACCATACCAATACCTATTCCTTCAGCTATATTCTTAAATTTCATCCAAATAGGATGATCTGTATCTTTAGTACTTAAAGGTGTATCAATTAGACCGTAACGATCTCTAAGCATACCTAAAGCATTATGACCATCTGATTCTTTAGATATTAAATCAGATACAGCACCAACTCCAGCAGCTCTAACAAGACTGCTAGTACCAGCCCATGCACCTGCTAGACCAATTCTCGCTAATGTAAATTTTGCAGACGGTATGATAGCAGCAGCTAATGTACCAAAATGCACTGTACCTTCTAATAATTGACCCCACCATGTTCTAGTTATGATAGGGTTATCGTAATTTTCAAATGGATCCCATTCAGGTCTATAGTATCCTTTCTCTCTTCTTTCTCTAGACATTTCTCCTGATATTGCATCTACTGTGCGTTCAGGAAAAGTAGTTAGAGAAGATAATGATTTCTGTACACCACCATGAAAAGCTGAAGATATTTCTTTAGCAACAGCTGCTGTACCCCATTGTTCGGCGTTCCTTGGATCGTCTTGTTCAGCTACAGCTTGCTGGTCTTCTTGTTGAACTTGTGTTTGTTGAACTTCTTGATCTTCTCGTTGATTCTTTATATCAACATATAAATCAATAGGTCTATTTAAAGCTTCTTGATCTAATTCTAAAGATAGTTCTTGTGATTCTTCTGGTTCCATATTACCTTAGTAATTAATTTTGTTTCTGAAGTTCTTTTACATATTCTTGTAAAACATTGGGTGATGTACTTGACCAATCTATTTGAGGTCCAAATACTTCAGTTAAAGTAAGAACATCTTCTGGTATTAGATTTGGTAGTGGGTTTGGGTTTTCTTTTAATGCTCCATATTGATTACTTTTATTAGCAGCTAATCTAGCTAGTCTACGTTTTAATTCTGTCTGAAGTTCTTCGTCAAATGTTGTATCAAGGAAACCATTTGTTCTCTCTTCTTTTGAGATTACATTTATTATATCTCTAGGATTCAAACCGTATAAACCTAATGATTTTAAACGCTTTTTCCCTGATTCTTTTAATACTTCGTTCAAGGGCATCTCTGATAAGTTACCACTTGGTACATGATCTGAATAAGGATTAGCTGGTTTATATGCATTAGGATCATCATTTATTTTTAAATGTTCATATACTTCAGGGTTATCTTTTTCTATAACTTCAGCTCTATACGTTCTACTAGCTGTATTATGATTAGTAAATAATCTAGAAGTATCTATAGGTAAAGAATTGTAAAGTTTATTTTCTAACTCTGCTCCTTTTGATATAGCTTTAAGAGCATTATCAAAATCTTTTTTACTTTCTATTCGATCTTTATGTATCTCCATTCTATGAACAGCTATTTCTCTAGGAGTCATATCTTTAAACATATTATCATCAATCTGTCTATAATACTGTGGAAATTCACCGTAACCTCTTGACCACTTCATAAGTTCTTCAAAGGCGACTTCTTCTCCTGCCCAGAAAGTTGGTTGATTAAGTACTGATAATTTATCCTTTTGTGATTTACCTCTAAGTCTTGGGATAATATCTTCTCTACCTTCAGTTATAGAAGAAATAATTCTTTCATCAAATCCCTCTTCAATAGGATTATGATAATAATCTTTATATTTTTCTTTAATAAACTTTAAGGCACCTGCTTGAGCATCTCTTACTGATCCTATTTTTCTTAATTCTTCAAATTTAGTTACATAATCTTCTTGACCTTGAAATACTATCCAACCAAATCTAGAATTAGTTTGAGCAGTCTTGATATCTGTTATTCGCATTTGTTCCATAACCCATGTATCCCATCCACCACCTTTTTGTAGTGCATTGAAATATGATTTGAATTTAAGTTTACCAGTACCAATACTTTTTCCAGAAGATCCTTCCTCTCCATCATCACCTTTAATAGCTTTTTGGAATTGTTTTTTCCAATAGTTAGGTAGGCTTTGATACATAGCATCATCTAATGGTGCATCTTTATTATAATCTTCAATTAATCTTTCTAGAATTATAGTATGATCAGGTCCATCTAATCTAGTTAAACCATCTTTCCATTTAGTCCAAATAGGATCACCAGGCAGTACATGCTTGTTTCTTTTATAAGCATTGGTTAGCCAGTCTTTTCTCCATTCAAATTCATCTTCATCAGTAGCATCAGTGTTTTCGATTTGAAATTTTTCAAATTCCTTTTCTCCTTCTTCTATATCAGTTTGAGCCTTAATTCTCCATTTGTTTATCTTATCTTGATTCTCTTTATTTTGTAATGTTATTTGTCTACCTTGTATCCACTTAGAAAGTCCATTATTTAGATCTGCTACATGTTTACGTTTATTAGAACTTCTATCTACAACCCAACCTCTAAGTATCTTAGTATAAGTTTCAGCAGTCACATGTCCATCTTTCTCTAATTCAGTTAGATCATCTATCAACTGATTTATAGCTTGAGGAGTATTCTTTTTATTACCATAATATTCATGCTTAAAGATGTATTCTTCTATAGCCGCACCTCCATTATCCTTTATATTATCTAATAATTCATGCTGTCTAGTAGCCTTATAAACAGTTTGGCTTTTAGCTACCCAAGCTCTTGAAGCTTGATTTCTGTAATTAGATACCTGTCCACGATAATTTTTGACAAATAGTAATTTCTTTCTATGATCTAATTGCTGCCATTCTGGAGTTCTAGCTATTTCAACTAAATAATTATGAGCTGAATCATCAAATTCTTTAATTTTTCCATGCTCAGCTATCATATTATAACCTAAGCCTTCACCCATAAATGTAGTTACATGCTGCGTAGATAAATTTAAAACGTCTTGAGTAGTATTCTTACGAAGTTTATTTCTTTCATTATGTTCAGTAGCTGCTGATTCTAGAACATTTTTTACACCTGTTTCTGTCTTTGGATTTTGGATTTCAGCAGTTATTTGTTGATCAAGTTTTCTTTTCGTTATCTCATCTTTAGTTAATGGAATAAAATCTGGATCATCGTAATCTCTACCTTCCATACCCGTACTATATATACCTGTTCTATTTATTCTATTCTGTTCTTCAAGTGCTGCTGCTTGTGCGTCAATATCCTTTACTTCTTTATCTGCTTCTTTTTTAGCTTTAGCTGCATCTAAAGCTTTTTTAAGTTTTGGTACACCAGCTATAATATCACCTAACTGTTTCATTTGTCTTGCTTTTTCTTTCTCTCTGAATGCAGCATAATTACCTTCGTCTTGAAGTAAAGTTTTTTTATCTTTAGTTAAAGCGTCAATAATTTTATTCTGTGCATCTACTAAAGAATTAGTATCTTGATAATTTAAAGTATTAAATTTGAATGAATCCATTAGTACACAACCTCCATGTCTACATCAATTTTACTATAATCAACAGTGAGATAATTATCACGTATACCTACAGCCATAGGATTAATCTTAACGACATCTTGTGCCATAGCTCCACGATAACGGGTAGGATTATTCTTGTAGTTGAATTCATATACCTTATGTCCATCAGGAGATATATCAACTTGTTCTATATTTTCTTTCAGTCTTATATCACTTCCCATCGCAGTTAAAGTAGCTATACTAGTTGCAGTTTGTAATCCGAACTGAGCTGCATTTAAGAATTGACCCATTGTATCCCTACCAGGCATCATAACTGGATCACCAAATTGAGGAACCAGACCTAATTTAGCTCTATTCTTACCTATTCTATCTTCTCTTCTAAGGAATGCACCTCTCTGTGCTTGAGCTATTCCTTGTGTTTCAAAGTTGTAAAGTTTATTTTCTATCTCAGCTCTCTTAGCTAACAAACCTATTGCTGCATTTCTACCAGCAGTTCTAGAACTACCGCCTTCATCTACGAAACCTTCAATAGCTTGTTTTCTAGCTATGTCTTCATATTGAGAAAGAGCTGCACCTCTTGATTTAGATAAGGCTTGTTGTATATCACTAATATCTCTACTATATCCAGTAGCGATCTGTTCTTGACCTCTTACGAAATCTGTTTCTTTATTCCAATATTTTATGGAATTAGATTTGTATTCATAGATTTTTTGTTTTTGTCTAGCACGGGCTTGTTCTCTTGCCCCAGCATTAGGATCTGCACACACGGCAAAACTCGATAAAGGTTAATTGGTTAGGACCATACTTGAGTTCTCTCAAGAATTTGAATCCTAAAAATTTGAGTAGTTTCAAGTGGACTGTATTCCGTCTATCTGCAACATTCCAAAGTAAAGGTTCTGTTCTACTCTCAACAAACCTTTTGGATTCTCTTGCAAACGTATGTGGGTAATCTTTAATAGCTTCTGTACATATCATCCATATAGCTCCCTCTGGGCTGACTCCAGCCATACCAGCAGTCTTGCCGTTAGGCACTGTGAAATACACAGCAGAGCCTTCCTGAGCGATGAATTTAGCGTACTCTATTGGATCATACCCGTGACCCTCTTCGACCTCTCTACGGTCTTCTGGACGTAAATTAGAGGCCACCTCTATGGCAGCCTCCAATGTTATTGGGTGAATATATTTATGCACGTTGATAGTTTTTATTAGTATAGTCTCCTTCCCATGACATAGAATGTAATGTAGCAGGAGCTGGGTGTGAAGATTTTAACAATATCTCTACATTAGTATTCTTTTCATATACTGGTACAGTTTGCTCTTCTTCTGCTACGTATGGTGCATCACTTACGTTATACTCATTTAATGCAGCAGCTTCATATGTTTGACTATAATCAGTTTTAGGTGCTACTCTCTGTAAAGTAGTAGTATACAATCCTGATTTACCGAAATTAAATTTAACTCTATGTAAAACAAGTGATGAATTTACATCAGCTGCTGATTGATTACCTTGAACTTTAAGAGGATAAATAGTTGGAAAATGTACTTTATATTCATATAGATATCCTATATAGAATGTACCACTAGACCAATTCCCAGGTACTGTAAAGTCATCATTAGGTGAATTACCTAATAACGTAACTTCTGCATATCTACCTACTCTAGTAGAACTTGGATCTATATCTACTATTACTAGCTTACCATTAGGTGTAGTTACATCTGGTATCCAATTAGCTTGATTAGTAAATGTAGTTATTGTACCAGGATCTAATGGACATACACCTCCAGTTACAGTAGTCCAGTTATCAAGATGTATTAAGTAGTCAACACTATCTTGAGTTATACTAGGATCAGCACTGCCTTGCATGATACTCATCTTCTGTAGGAAATGATCTCCATCTATATAATAGTAATCATCATCTACAATGAAATGATATATAAGAGGATTGTTCAATTTCCATGTGAACCAAGCTAATTGTTTTCTTTCTTCACCAGCAGTGAAATATCTAAATCCATATACAATATCTCCAGTAGTTTTTCCGAACAATACTATTTGATTTTCTCTAGAATTGGTAAGTAAATCTATATCTCTAGGTAATAAATTAGATATAAGTTTACTCATCTCAACTACTACAGGTTCACCTTCTCTTTGAATATTAGCCATTTCATTAAATCGACTAAACTTACCAGAGTTATCTACATAACCTACAGTAGTGCCTAATGATATAGGAGGTAAATTTTTATTATAATTAAATGATGATATAGTTCTTAATTTAGCTGTATCAGGATTTAGTACTGTATCATCTGAAGCTAATAGAAATTGCTGGTTAGTACTAAATACTACTAAACCTGCTGTTGTTTCTACACCATCATATAAGGTAGAAGGAAAAATAGAATTACTAGTTATATCTATAGGGTCTATAGCACTAACTGCAAGAGCTGTCTTAGCAAAGAAAGATGGTAATGCTAAGTCTCCAGGTCTTGATAATATAACATTTGTACCAGATAGTAAAGCTAGTCTATTACGGAAAAATAATACTCTATTTATATACTTATCTTGATTACCTTTATTAGCATCATAATCAGGATGACCAGATCGTATACTTATAAAAGTAGGTAAAGGATTAGTAGCATCATCTCCTACTAAACGGTCTTCCCAAGAATATTTTTTCACTAAAAATATAACAGGATTAGTACCGCTAATAGTTTGACGTTGTAATACATGAGGCATAGTATCAGCATTAATACCTTTTACTATACCAGGAGCAGTACATTCTTCCCATGAACCAGGCCCATCCTGACCATCATTACCTACAAATTTCAAGTAATAATCATCATTATCTGAAGCAGCAGAGTTAACTACTTTAACTATATAACCATGTTTACATTGTTGAGGTAATTCAGAAACATCATTGATTTCATCTTGCATTACCCTCATCAAATCTTTTTCGTTTACTTCTACACTAAATGCAGTAGAATTATGGTATAAGTACAAACCAGTACCAACATTAATAATACCTAAACCTAGTCTAGTCGATATTTCATGATGAATACCACCTAGTATTGTATCAGTTGTTACTGCTGTATCTGCGTCAAAAGGTGTAGGTTTAGGTCTTATAATACCGTCACCAGCATCTTGACCTGTCATGTTACCTTTAACTGGAATTAATTCAGTATCTTGAACTTCAACTACATAAGTATACCATGCTTGAGCTTGAGTAAGGACAACAGCAACTCTATCTCCTTGCTTCCAACCTTCTCCACCATGTAGTAGAGTAACTTTTTTACTATATGTACAAGCATATTCATTAGCATTTTCTCCATCATCAGATCCAGGCGATCTACCTTGTTGACCTAAAGCTTCAATTCTAAATGTAAGGTCTTTCTTTTTGTCTTCTAAATGTGGACTCTGTATTGAACAAGCTGTATTAGTATGATCTCCGTTATCTCTTCCTGTAATATAGTAAAAGGTAGTTGCACTAGTTACTTCAAATTGTGCATTATTATCAGAAGTAACTCCACCGACTGCCCCAGCTGTAAAATTAACTCTAATTTTATCTTGTGAAACTAAGTTATGAGCAGATGGAGTTGTAACAGTAATTCTTGAATTTGCTACACCACCCTCATCTGATGTAGCAAATGTACAACCAGTAAGAGGAACATGATGATGTGTATTAGTATAAGAAATATCAAATACTTCTGTACCTATACCTGGGCAATGTCCAGAGCCAGCAGTTTCAACTAAAGTATCATGTACTATTTTTAGTTTAGTAGCTACTTCTATATTAGTAGTAGTAGAGTTAGAAAATATATTTAATCCATATTGCCTACCATTCTCTGATCTTAATAAATCAATATAAGCATAGTGAGCATGAGGAGCTGAATCTGTAGTACCTGTATGGGTTACTGCTTTAGTTCTATTATTTAAAAAAGTAGTATCACTAATAGTTAAAGCTTGTATATCTTCTGTATTTGCAGCACTACTAGGAGTTAGATATCCTGTTATAGCTGTATGAGCTGCAGTAGAACCATTATAATTACTCTGTGTATACGCACCACTTACTGTATCATAGTGTACAAAGATCTCATCACCAGCATCATTTACTTTTGTACCTGAACCATTGTATATATCTTTAGTACACCACATTCTAATCTTACCATCAGCAGCTACTTGTCCTATATAGATTCCTTCTACTTCATCTCTATAATAATGGAACCAAGACCCATTACTTTGTACATTAGCTAATTTCGTAGTACCTATACGTTTTGATCCAGGTCTTTTATACAACCCTTCAGTTACATCTGGTATACCATTAACTATATCTTTTACTTGACCAGGAAGTTTCTTTTGGTCTGGTTGTTGAGATATACCAGCATGAAAATTATTTATAGTTTGAGATATTCCAGTCATTATCTTCCTAACGTCCTCCAAGGTTGATATGAATTATAAACTGAATCCTCTGGTAAACCCAACATAGTATGATTGCCTTGATTACATTCATATTCCATGACAGCAGATCTAGCCATAGCTTCTTGTTGAGCTAATAACTGTGCTAATTGTGGATTACCTACTAACTGTGTAGCAGCTCTAACTGAAGATTTATATATTATATATCTTTTAAATACTTCAGGTAAATCTGCAAAGCTGATAAGCTTTACTATATCTAAATCAATACCATCAGTTAGTTCATCCCAATCATCTGTATGATCATATTTATCATATAGATAACCGTTTCTTTTAACTACATCATAGTTTCTCTTAGTCCAACCATCAGTAACATCCATCTTTAATATGTCATTACCTATAGCTATCTTCTTTACACCACCTACATCTTCAGGTGTATACTTAACATGTCTTTCTGTATTAAAATGCCAGCCTTCAGCTTGCAAATCTACATTAGAATCTCTTAGTATATTATATATAAATCCTATTTCTGGATTAGTTTTGTCTATTTCTGTTACTGGAGATTGACCAATAGCTCCCAGGATAGCATTTACAGCGGAGAGTTCGGTCTCGGTATCAATTGTCGTGGAAGCCATAAAATTATATAAAGAAAAAGGGGAGCGTGAAAACTCCCCATATGTACATTACCATGCACCTGGTGCGGTTCCTGTACCAGCGTACAGTTCCACAGCAGCAGCTGGGTTAAGATAGTCAGCTCCCATTGCGAGCCTTCCTAATA